TGATTTAATAGATCCATGGAGCAGAGTTAATTACGGTTCTAATGCAATTCAAGCATTAAACTTAATATTTAAGAACGAAGGTTACAAACAAAAAGACTTTCTAGATGCTGCAATGGATCGTATTTGCGAGGAATTTAGATCTCCATATGACCCACGTGACCATCAAAGAAATCTAGGAAAAGGTTTAAGCCTAGAAGATGTTGCTTGTGACTATGTCCGATATGTTGAATGCTATGTACCAAAAGGTTATGAACATCTCAAACCATGGCAAGTGACAAACAAATCACTTATACCTCATCACACAAAACATTGGACTTACAACAAACATTTGGAGGCTCACAATGTTTAAGATAACCACAGATTCGTCAAGTAAGTACTCACATCGGCATAGAGATCAGTGGTTAGATCTTGCTGGTGATTGGACTGATGAAACACAAGCGCCAAATATAGGTACATTTCATGGAGCAACAATTTGGGATGATTCTGTAACTGGAGTTGGCACAAAAGGTCGATGGGGAGATCTATTGGTTAAAACCATGGAATCAGATCATTTGGTTTATGTCCAACCAAGAGTCGGTTGGGCAGGAGTTTCGTTAGCTGCTCTGGCAAAAAAATATAACAAAAAGTTAACATTGTTTATGCCTTCATCAAAAGTAGTCAGTGACCATCAATTAGTCTGCATTGAAAGAGGAGCAAATCCAATCTTTCGAAGAATTGCAGCAATGCCAGTTCTGAACAAGTATGCCAAAGATTGGGCAGAACAAAATAATGCTCAATTTGTGCCATTTGGTTTAGATCATCCCCTAGTTGTTGCAGCTGGAGTTAAATCAACAATTCAACAATGGGGAGACCGAGATGAACCAAAAGATGTTGTATCAGTTATTAGTACAGGAGTTCTTACAAGAACTCTCCAAATTGCTTGGCCAAATGCAACCTTCCACGGAATTGCAGTTGCTAGAAACCTTCATCCAGGAGAGATCGGAAGAGCGGACGTTACAACTTACCATAAAGCTTTCAGAGAAAAAGCTGACTATGCGGACGAAATCAATAAGGAAATTAACTCCGCACCAACATATGATTGCAAAGGTCTAGAAAGGTTTATGTTGGACAAAACATCTGCTCCTAAAACAAATTCAACTTTATTGTGGAATGTGGCAGGTGACGTAAAACCAGTTATAATGGACCATTCACAAGTTGATAGTTTCAGAGAATGGGGTGAAGTTAGATGATTACAATCATCGAAGGTTCTGATGGAACAGGTAAAACAACTTACGCTCAAAAGTTAACTGAACGATACAATGCACAATATTTACATGCTCAACAACCTAGAACAAGGTTATGGTCCGATGAATACATTCGACCGTTAACTTCTAGTAACATGGTTTTAGATCGATGGCATTTAGGTGAAGTTGTATGGCCAAAGATCTATGGAAGAGTATCATTGTTTGATGAAACAACATTTGATTATTGCAATTGGGAACTTGCTAAACTAGGAGCTAGGTTAATCCTATTAACAAGATCAGAAGATGCGATAGCTGAAGAATTGTTAAGACGAGGTGAAGAACTAGAGATTGATTTTGTTCTACACTCAAGATCTTTATTTGTAGAAGCTTTTAGACAAGTAAAATATTTAGACAAAACAATAATCCATAGTGAGGTGGTCAGGTAATGCATATAATTACAGAAAATCCAAGCGAAGCTTTAGAGTTAGCAACTCAATATGTAATTGAGCATGGTGAAGCAATATCTCCTCGTGGTATGGTCACTAGAGAGCTGCTTAACGTCACTTTACAAGTTGAAAAACCATGGAACATACCTGTATCTATGGAAAACCGCAAACTTAACCACAATATTGGTATCAAAGAAGCATTACAACTTGTTGGACAAGTTACTGATCCAGAAGCAATGACAAATACCAGTCAAGTGTTTGGAAAGTACATGGATAACGGAATACTTCATGGTGCTTATGGTCCACGTATTCACGGTAATCTCAATAAGGTTGTAGATCAATTAAAGAAAGATTACTCTACAAGACAAGCAGTTTTGACTATATTTGACTCAAATAAAGATCTAAATGTTGATGTGAAAGATGTTCCTTGTACATTAAACCTACAGTACTTCATTAGAGACAATAAGTTAATTGCTAGAACAAACATGAGAAGCAATGACGTATTTTTAGGTCTTCCATATGACCTGACTCAATTTATTGCATTACAAGGTGCAATTGCCAAAGCTTTAGATGTCGAAATGGGTCAATATGTACATGTTGTAGGTAGTTTACACATTTACGATGAACACATTCCACAAGCTCAATGGATTAAGGCATATTTTAATGGTTCATTTAAGGATTACGAACCAATGTGGACTGGAAATACAATTGGCGAGATCAGTCATACTGCTAGATCTATACTAAAAGGCAACATTCCGGATCATTTAACTCGATTTGAAAGATTCTTGGCAGGTAAAATCAATGACTGAGCCAGTTGCTAGATGTGAAGCATGCGGAGCATGGACTTATCTCTATGCTTTAGATAAACTTATGGGTAATCCTCATTTTTGCATTGATTGTAAAGCAAAGCAGAAAGGAAAACGCCGTGTTGCCTAATCAAACTGAAGTAGTCAAGCGACTTAGCGAACTTTCTCGTATGTTAGACTCTGCAACAGATGAAATTGCTATGAGTGACGATAAAGCAGTAAGAGCAAAAGGTTCTTATGAGGTTGCCTATGCAAGATCTTTTCTGCAATCAAATGGATCGATGGACGTCAGAAGACAAGAAGCAATTTTGGCTTGTGCTGATTTACGCCTAGCAATGGAAATTGCAGAGGCAGAAGTAAGAGCAATTAAAGAACGAATAAACACTTTAAGATCTCAAATATCTATTGGGCAATCACTTTCAGCCGCAATTAGACAACAGTTCAGTGCAGAAGGTGTTGGTCAATATACATGAGAGCGAGAAGTAAAAAAATGGCAAACAAGTACATTCAAAGAAGAATTCTAGTTAGATATATGCTAGAAACTTATCCAATGTGCCAACGTTGTCATGTAAAAGCCTCAGAGGAAGTGCATGAAGTTAAAAGTAGAGCGCGTGGAGGATCTATTCTAGAAGTCGAAAACTGCCGAGCTCTTTGCCATAACTGCCATTTTTGGATTACAACTAATCCTGCAGAAGCTCTTAAAACAGGCTGGTTAAAGAATTCTTGGGATGAATGATGCCAACTTATGACTACAAATGCCAAAGATGTGGAATCACCGTTGAAGTCAGCCACTCAGTATCAGAGCACGGTCCTAGATGTGATTGTGGAGAGGTTATGCAAAAGATTTTTACCGCTGTACCCGCTATTTTCAAAGGTGATGGATGGGGAGGCAAAGAATGACAAACCTATCTAGAAAACGTAGAGGTCGAGAAACTGAATTGATCTTTGCTGAGTATCTAAAACGTCAAGGCTGGATTTATGCAGAAGCTAGTAGTTCATCGGCGGCAGGAACGGATATAAAAGGAGTTATCGGTGTTGATTGGGAACTAAAGGCTAGAGCAGACTTTGATCCTAAATCAGCAATGAAACAACAAGCAAAAAGAATAAAAGAAGGCGTAATCCCCATCGCTGTATTAAGACAGAATGGACAAGGTGAAGCCGACATTGAGAATTGGCCAGCATGTGTTCCAGTAAGAATAATGATCCAATTACTCAAAGAAGCAGGTTATTTATGACAATAAGAGATTTAGAGTTCAAGGTAGAATCAGCTGCTTGGATGAAAGATGCTAATTGCACTGATCCAAGCATTGATCCTGATTGGTTTTTTCCAGATAGCGAACATCCAACCAATTTAGAACAAAGAGCAGCTTTAAGTATATGCCAGAATTGTCCAGTACAAATGAATTGTCTTGGATATGCAATAAAACATTGGCCAGTGTATGGAGTATGGGGTGGCATGAAAAATAAAGACATTAAAGATCTAGTCCGACAAATAAAGGAGCAAAAATGAGTGCAGCAATAACAATCAAAGGTCGCGTTGGTAAAGATATGGACATTAAGTTTACACAACAAGGTAAAGCTTATGTTCCATTTAGCGTAGTGTCCAATACACGAAAGAAAGTTAATGATGAATGGGTAGATGCAGACACAAGTTGGTGGGAATGCAAAGCGTTTGGAGGCTACGCGGAGGCTCTTGTAGATAACATTAAACGAGGCGATCTGGTGACTATTACAGGCACAATTAAGCAAACGACATGGATTGACAAAGACGGAAATAAGCGCTCGTCATATGAGGTTTTGGTTGATACTATTGCTAAGCAAATTGTTGTGCAAAAGTATCATGGCACTCCAAGAACTAAGAATCCAGATCCAGTTGCTTGGGATCCTACAGAAGCGGTGTTCTAATGTCAGTTAAAGCTATGACCTATGTATGGGAAAACTCTCCTTACAATGGCAATGCTTTAATTGTCCATTTAGCATTGGCAGATCATTGTGATGACCAAGGTATTTGTTGGCCAAGTCAACAATATTTGGCAGATAAGTGCAAGATCAGTGTGAGGCAGATCCGTAGAATCATTCATCAAATGATTTCTGATAACTATTTGTTTATAGAACAGCACTCTAGAGCTGGCATTTCTAATAATCGTTACAGATTGTTATATAAAAAGCCGCAGGTCACTGATGTCCTGTCCACGCATGATGACGACTCAGAACGTCCTGCGGCTGAGGTCACAGCTATGGCCAGCGGTAGAGGTCAAGCTGGTGGCCACCCTAATCATCATATAACCATCAATAATCACCAGAGAAAAGGTCCACCAGAAGAAGTTAAATTGTTAATGGAAAAGCTAAGGAAGAAAAATGGATAAATGCCTTAGTTGTAGAGGGGTAAGTGAAAAAGGTGCTTGTCCACATTGCAGAAAAAGATTAAAAAAAATGCTGAATGAGTTAATTGCTTTCATAGATCTTCTAGTTGCAAGTCCTTCCCTTAGACAACAGGTATCTTCTAAACAAGAAGGTAGAGGCTCATTATCTGATAGATCAGTAATCAATGTCCAGATTGTAGATCTTATTGCTAAAACAGGTGTTCAAAGTGTTCTTCAAGCATGGTGTGAATATGTTGTAGAAACAAGAAGTCTGGACACTAATTGCCTAAGATCTACAAAGGAGACAAACAAACTACATTCATTGCATCGTGTATTAGATACACATAATGATTGGTTAGCAGATAGCGAACTGTGGACTGATTACTACAATGAGATTAAAGAACCATGGACAACATTAAGAAGTATTATCTATGGTGAGAGAAAACCACCTAAGGCTGTTAAATGTCCTGTACAAGACTGCATTGGTAGTTTAAGATTAGAACCTAATGGTGATGTCCATTGTCTACATGACAACACGCACCAATGGGCATATGAACAGTGGTCTAGGTTGGCTAAGTTGATGGTAGAAACCTCTGTACAATCACAGTGATGTAATTTATAATAGGAATCACCGAACTACAGCTATCTAAAAAATCGGACGCTAATGAATAAACCATGCTTAGATTGTGGTGTGTTAGCAAATAAACCTAGATGTCCTATGTGCAATAAGAAGTATCAGAAGTTCAAAGCAACCTCTCGTCCTTCACGTGCAGATAGGGGTTACGATGCAAATTGGAAAAGGTTATCAAAACAACTAAGACTATTACAACCTTATTGTTCTATTTGTAAAGCAACCAACGATTTAACTGTGGATCACATAATCCCGTTATCGAGTGGTGGTCTCACAGTTGAATCCAATCTTCAAGTCCTATGTAGACGATGCAACAGCAGCAAAGGTACTTCCAGTCCTAAATAACAATTTGTTATACTAAATCCCATAGAGGGCCAACGGGTGGTATGGTATGGCCTAAAACTACATGTAAAAACTACGCTGGATACCCCGCATCCATGGAAGCGTACAAAGTATCAAAATTATTGATTTGACCAAACTGGAGGAATTTGATGACCGCGGGTCGTCCACGCAAACCTATCGAGCAGAAGCGCAAAACAGGCCGAACTCCTACAACGGATTCAGGTGGTCGCAAACTTCCTGATGTTCAGAAGATCACTGTCTTGCCGATGGCCGATGGTATTCCTACTCCTCCTATGGATCTCGGCCTAGAAGGTAGAGAGCTTTGGGGAAAAGCATGGGATCGTGCAATCACTTGGCTTTCTCCTGTAAGTGATTTAACACAAGTCCATCATGCATGTCGAGTTGCAGATGATCTTAATTTGGCAAGAACAGTTTACAATACGACACGTGATTCACAAGACGGGCGGCTTGTGGTTGCACTAAGTAAATCTTTCCATGAGGCTTTGGCCTCGTTAGGATTTACACCAACATCTCGCTCGCAATTAGGCGTAGCGGAGGTTAAGCGTGTCACAGCTCTCGAACAACTTATTGCTACCAAACGAACCAAGTAATTCTTGGCCTCCTAAGTGGCTTACACCTGTTTCCGAAGAAGATCAATTAAGAGGCGATGGTCCTGTCTATAAACAGTTTGCTGAAACAGTATGTCGCGTTACTAAAGATTCATTAGGCGGACAAGCAGGAGAGTTAATTCGTTTTCGTAGTTGGCAAGAGAACCTTCTCAACCATGCTTTAGCAAGAAAAGAAAACGGTAGATTTAAGCACCGCATTGCTTTAATTGGAATGGCACGTAAAAATGGTAAGTCTGCTCTTGGTGCCTCTGTTGGTCTAGCAGGTTTAACACTAGGTGGACAAGGTTCTGAGATCTATTCATGCGCAGCAGATAGAGATCAAGCACGAATTGTGTTTGGTACTGCTAAGCGAATGGTTGAATTAGACGAAGAATTGTCTAAAATGTTTACTCTTTACCGCGATGCAATTGAATATAAAGATACAGGTTCTGTCTATAAAGTCCTCTCGGCAGAGGCTTACACAAAAGAAGGTCTCAATCCGTCACCTCTTGTGATCTTCGATGAAGTTCATGCGCAGCCAAATCGTGAACTTTGGGATGTAATGTCTCTTGCCGGAGGCGCAAGATCTGATTCTTTGTTGTTCGGTATTACTACAGCTGGTGTAAAAACTCAGACTGATGGTCAAGATTCTTTGTGTTATTCACTTTACCAGTACGGACAGCAACTAGTTAAAAAAGAATTAGAGGATCCGTCATTCTTCTTTGCTTGGTGGGAACCAAAGAATGTTGAGGCAGATCATCGAGAACGATTCATGTGGGAAGAATCAAACCCAGGTTTTAACGACATTGTCGACTCTGAAGATTTTGAGTCTTCGGTGCTTAGAACACCAGAAGCAGAATTTCGAACTAAGCGAACTAACTGCTTTGTTTCAACAGCTACTGCTTGGCTCCCTACCGGAAGCTGGGACGCATTGGTTGACAAGGACAGAGTGCCAATGCAAGGTGAAGACGTCATTCTCGCATTCGATGGAGCCTTCTCTAACGACTCTACAGCACTAATTGCGTGGCTTGTAGGTTCTGAAAAACCACATTTAATGGTTGTAGGACTATGGGAAAGACCAATTGATGCGGATCAAGCGTGGCATGTGCCTGTTGCAGAGGTCGAAAAGACTATTATTGACACTTGTAGAGACGGTAGATTTAACGTAAAAGAGATTGTTTTCGATCCTGCACGATGGAATAGAACCTTTATGGTACTAGATGAAGATGGTTTACCGTGCGTTTCGTATCCAAACTCAGCAGAACGTATGGTCCCTGCTACACAAAAGTTCTATGAAGCTGTAGTCAATCAGTCATTTACACATGATGGTGATGAACGTCTTGCACGACATGTGGCTAACTGTGTGACTAAGCAATCATCAAGAGGGGTCATGGTTGCTAAAGCTTCATCTAGAAGAAAAGTAGATGCTGCTGTTGCTTCCATCTTTGGTTATGACCGAGCAACACAACCTCCTGCACCTAAAGAACCAGTTGCAAAATATTTCTCAATACAAGTATGAGGAGCATCATGAAAAAACTTGACTTTGCTTTATTAACAGAATTGGCAGGAGTAATTCTTGTCGCCATCGGGGTCGCTATGTTCTCAGTTCCTCTTGCCTTTGTAACGGTAGGCGGATTTCTTATTTGGGCTACAGAAAAGGCTAATTGATGACCGCTGGTATCTACAATACAACCATAGATCAAGGTTCTTTGTGGTCAGTTGTACTAGTTTACACTGATTCTAACAACGTACCTGTGAATTTAACAGGCTATACAGCATCAATGCAACTGCGCCAGAACTATAATTCTACAACTGCAGACCTAACTTTGACTACAGCAAATGGTGGAATCACTATTGTTGGCGCTACAGGAACTATTACAATCAATGCAACAGCTACTCAAACAGGTTTGCTTGAATCAGGTTTTTATGTTTATGATCTTGAATTAACATCAGGTTCAAACATTTCTCGTTTAATCCAAGGTCAATTAACAGTTGCAGAGCAGGTGACAAGATAATGGCAGCCAATAAAGTCACCGTCAATGAAACTAATAACACAGTTGAGATTTCAGCGCCAGGTCCTCAAGGTGCGCAAGGACCGACCGGTCCTACTGGTTCGACCGGTCCTACTGGTTCAACTGGTCCTACAGGTTCTACCGGACCAGTCGGAGCAACTGGACCAACTGGACCGACTGGAAATACAGGACCAACTGGACCAACAGGATCTACCGGCCCAATTGGTGCAACTGGACCAGTTGGAGCAACTGGACCTACAGGATCTACTGGCGCAACAGGACCTCAAGGAATTCAGGGAGACACAGGATCAACCGGACCAACTGGTCCTATTGGAGCAACAGGACCAACTGGTTTAACTGGTGCAACCGGATCTACAGGATCAACTGGACCAATCGGTGCAACAGGACCTCAAGGTATTCAAGGTGTTCAGGGAATTCAAGGCGAGACCGGTGCAACTGGTCCGCAAGGTGAAACTGGTGCAACAGGTCCAACTGGTGCAACAGGAGCAGCATCAACAGTTGCAGGACCTACAGGACCAACTGGACCTGTAGGAGCAACAGGACCTACAGGACCACAAGGTGAAGCATCAACAGTTCCAGGTCCAACTGGAGCAAGCGGTCCTGCTGGTGCAACAGGTCCATCTGGACCTCAAGGAATTCAAGGACCAACCGGAGCAACAGGACCTCAAGGTGCTGCAGGTGCAAATGGTGGTTCTACAAGTTTATTTGATTTTTCAGCAGATACAACTGCAACATCTGGAGATCCTGGTGCTGGTGATATTCGCTGGAACAATGCAACTCAGATAAATGCAACGACGCTTTTAATAGATCATTTAGATGTTAATGGAAACGACATTGATGTCTTTATAGCTCTACTAAAAACTGATGATTTTATTATTATTCAAGATCGAGATGTTCATACTAATTTTCAGAAGTTTAAGTTAACAGCAACTGCAACTATTTTAGGTGGATATAGTAGCGTCCCAGTTGTACTTGATTCTTCAGGTGGTACTGGAACAACTAACTTTTTTAACACACAATCGCTTGCATTACTTCTTATCAATGTAGGTTTAACAGGTGCAACTGGCCCAATTGGACCAACAGGTCCTACCGGAGCAACAGGTCCATCTGGTCCTGCAGGTGCAACTGGATCAACCGGTCCTCAAGGCGAAATTGGTCCGACTGGTTCTACTGGTCCGACTGGTCCTATCGGTGCAACCGGTCCTCAAGGAGAAGTTGGCGCGACAGGTCCTACTGGTCCTCAAGGATCAACAGGTCCACAAGGTCCTACTGGAGCAACTGGTCCACAAGGAATTCAAGGTATTCAAGGTATACAAGGAATCCAAGGTGAAACTGGTGCAACCGGAGCAACTGGTCCTCAAGGTCCAACCGGTCCTCAAGGCGATGTCGGTCCAACCGGTCCGGTAGGTGCAACCGGTCCACAAGGTATTCAAGGAAATGTCGGTGCAACCGGTCCAACTGGACCAATTGGTGTAACCGGTCCTGAAGGATCAACAGGTCCTATTGGTGCTACAGGATCAACAGGTCCGCAAGGAGAAGTCGGTCCAACCGGAGCGACAGGTCCATCTGGAGCAACTGGAGCAACAGGTCCTAGCGGATCAACAGGTCCGACCGGTGCAACTGGTCCACAAGGTGGAGACAATCCAATTGTTGATTATCTCGACGGTGGTAATGTTACAAATACCGACATTATTTATGATGCAGGATCATCAACTACTTCATCTTGGACTTACACAATTGACGCTGGCGGGGCGACAGTAACCTTCTAAACAAGCGAAAGCAGGAATCATGACAGCAAGAATGCAACAACGCCGAGATACGGCAGCAAACTGGACCAGCACAAATCCAACACTTGCAGCTGGCGAAATGGGTATTGAAACAGATACCTATAAATTCAAAGTTGGCAATGGTTCAACTGCATGGGCAACTTTGCCATACTCAGTTGATATTCCTTCACAAACAGGTCAATCTGGAAAGTTTCTTAAAACAAACGGCACAGTTACAAGTTGGGACACTGTAGCTGGCGATATTGAAGGCGTAACAGCTGGCACTGGTTTGTCAGGTGGTGGTACAAGCGGTACAGTTACAGTTTCAATTGACACTGCTGTTACTGCTGATCTTACAACCGCACAAACGCTTACCAATAAAACTTTAACTTCGCCAATTATTAACACTGCAACTTTTAACGATGGTGTTGTAAAAGGACTTGAAGAAGATGTCAACGTTGTGGCTTCTGCTGCAACTGGCACAATCAACTTTGACGTTTCAACTGCTTCTGTTTGGTACTACACATCAAACGCAACCGCGAATCACACACTAAACTTTAGGTATTCAAGTGGAGTAGCGCTTAACTCAGCACTTGCCACTAACGACGCAATCACACTCGTTTGGCTAAACACTAACGGCGCAACTGCATATTATCCAAATGTGATACAAATTGATGGCAGTACTGTAACACCAAAAGTAACTAGTGCAATTAGCAGTGGAAATGCATCAGCTATTGATGCTTATACATTCACAATTATTAAAACAGCTTCTGCAACATTCACAGTTCTAGAAACACAAACTAAGTTCGCCTAAAGGGGATCAAATGCCTATTTTAGAATCATTTGCTGGAACCTCTGCGCGTGGTTTTGGTTTTGCTACTGGTTCAGGTTTTAATGGACCTATTGATTACTTAGTAATTGCTGGTGGCGGTGGAGGAGGCACTAACGTAGCTGGTGGCGGTGGAGCAGGTGGCTTGCGTTCAACTGTAACTGCTACAGGCGGCGGAGGTAGTTTAGAAACTGCTTTAACTATAAACGGTAAATCTGCTTATTACATAACTATTGGTGCAGGCGGAGCAGGTGGTACAGGATCTGATTCTGTCCGTGGTTCCAACGGCAATAATTCAACATTTGCAAGTATTGTTTCTATTGGCGGCGGTGGTGGTGGAACTTACGATAACTTGCCAAAGAATGGATTAGTTGGTGGTTCAGGTGGAGGCGGCGCTTCTTCAGCATCTGGACTAGCAGCAGGACTTGGCGGAGCTGGAACTACAAGTCAAGGTTTTTCTGGTGGAAATGCATTAGTTACTACCGGTACCCATTATCCTTCAGGCGGAGGTGGAGGCGCTGGCGCTGTTGGAGTAAACGCAAGTGGCAATACTGCTGGAAATGGTGGAGCTGGACTTGCTGTAAGCATAAGTGGATCATCTGTAACATACGCCGGCGGTGGTGGTGGCGGAAATAATGCTCTAGCTGGAACTGGTGGTTCTGGTGGTGGTGGAAATGGTGCTGTTTCTGGTAGCGCTGGCACACCAGGTTCTACTAATTCAGGTTCTGGCGGTGGCGGCGGTCACGCAGTGGGAGCTAATCCAGGTTCTTCTGGTGGTTCTGGAATTGTAGTCTTGCGTTATTCAGGAACTACAGCACGAGCAACTGGCGGAACTGTAACCAATGATGGTTCAAACACGATTCACACATTTACTTCATCAGGAACATTTACTCCTACTGGTGCAACAATTACTGCTAAAGCAACTGGCGGAAGTATAACAAGTGATGGAACTTATTGGTACCATACATTTTTTAATTCAGGAACATTTTCTCCTGCTTCAACATTATCCTGCGATCTTTTAATAGTTGCAGGTGGCGGCGGTGGCGGTAGAGGTACAGCATCAGGTGGCGGAGGCGCAGGCGGTCTCAGAGGTTTTACTTCACAATCGTTAACTGCAAGTTCTTACACAGTTACTGTTGGTTCAGGCGGAGCAGGTGCGACTGTATCTACTGCTCAAGGTAGCAGCGGAGGTACATCATCAGTTGTAGGAACTGGGTTTTCACAAGCATCCTCAGGTGGAGGCTCAGGCGCTTCTGAATCAACTGGAGTATCTACTGGATCAGCTGGTGGTTCTAGTGGCGGTGGCAACTATCGTGGTAACGCATCAGCATCTGGAAACTCTGGTGGCTATACACCAGCAGAAGGTTTTACTGGTGGAACAGGCCAAAATAACGGCCCTAGTGGTAACTGGACAGGCGGCGGTGGAGGCGGAGCAACTGCTAATGGACAAACTTCACCAAATGCTTTTACAAGTGGTTCAGGAGGAGCAGGTTCATCTGCGTATTCATCTTGGGGTTCTGCTACTGGTACAGGTCAAAATATTTCTGGCACTTATTGGTTTGCAGGCGGCGGAGGAGCTTCGGCTCAAAATGCTGGCGGAACAACGTGCGTTGCTGGAGTAGGCGGTAATGGTGGCGGAGGAGCAGGAATTTCAGATCAAACTGGCGGTTCTACTCTTGCTGGCATTAGTGGAACAACAAATACCGGCGGCGGCGGCGGCGGTGCTAGTACTCAAGGCGGCGGCGGCGCTGGTGGTAGCGGTATAGTTATAATTCGTTATGCAGTCTAACTAGGGGGATAAAATGACAGTAACTAAGATCAAACAAAACAAACCGACTCAATGCTTTTCATATGAAGTTAATATGTTAGTGCATATTATTGCAGACGATGAAGCAGCAGCTAAGTCACAACTTGATGAAAAAGGTGGCATTGTAACCAAACGTGATGTCAAGTTAGTAAATACAGTAATTCTTTACGGCGAAGATAAGGATAAGTAAATGGGTCACTATGCAAAAGTAGAAGATGGAATTGTCACACAAGTTATTGTTGCTGATGGACCAGACTGGTGTGAACAAAACTTAGGTGGAGAATGGGTTCAAACCTCATATAATACAAAAGGCGGAGTTCATTCAAATGGCAAGTTTCCAATTCACAAGAACTACGCTGGCATTGGTTACACCTTTGATGGCGTCGGGTTTGCAGCACCGCAACCGTTTGCTTCTTGGACAAAGAATATAGACACTTATCTTTGGGAAGCACCAACTCCGATGCCAACGGAGGGCGGTCCCTACAAGTGGGACGAAGACACACTTTCTTGGGTTGAAGTGCCAACAGAATGAAAAAGGTCGGGGGACCAATAAGATTTCACGTTGTGGCATTGCCACACACACAAGTAACAAAAGACTTTACAAGCTGCGCATTCACCGAAAAGGTAAGGCGCTTCTGTATCATGATGACAGATCTTGGCCATGAAGTTATTCTTTATGCTGGATCAGAAAATGAAGCACCTGTAACAGAACTAGTAACTTGTATTTCAGAAGATGAAAGACAAGCTGCTGTAGGTAATAATCACTATACTTCAGCTTCATTTGATACAACTTTACCGCATTGGCAAATGTTTAATGGCAATGTCATTAAAGAAATGACCGATAGACTACAACCAAAAGACTTTATTTGTCTTATTGGTGGATATGCTCACAAACCAATTGCAGATGCTTTCCCAGATCATATGTCAGTAGAGTTTGGCATCGGTTATGGTGGGACTTTTGCAAGATACCGTGTGTTTGAGTCTTATGCATGGATGCATTCAATCTATGCAGGTCATAAAAATCCAACCACAGTAGATGGTGGATTCTTTGATGCAGTTATAAATGGTTACCTCGAGCCTAAAATGTTTCCAAAAGGATCAGGCAAAGGTGACTATTACTTCTATATTGGACGCATGATCGAGCGAAAAGGCTTTAGAATTGCTCAAGAAGTATGTGAACGATTAGGCAAAAGGTTAATTTTGGCAGGTCCAGGTGATGAAAGAGGCACCGGTTATGGCGAGTTTATAGGCAATATTGGTCCTGAAGAGCGAGCAGAACTAATGGGAAATGCCATTGCTTTGTTTGCTCCAACTACTTATATTGAACCATTTGGAAATATAGTAGTAGAAGCTCAGACTTGTGGAACTCCAACAATCACAACCGATTGGGGAGCTTTTACAGAAACTAATATCCACGGAATTACTGGTTTTAGATGTAGATCTCTTGCAGACTTTATTAAAGCTGCAGAAGATGTAAAAGATCTTGACAGAGATTTTATCAGAAAACAAGCAATAGAAAAATACTCACTTAAAGCAATTGCACCTAAGTATGAAGATTACTTTCAAAGGTTGTTGACCCTATGGGACGATGGCTGGTATCAACTAAGCACAGAAAAGGCAGATAAATGAGTCTATCGAATAGACTGCGTAAAGCAGGAGAAAAAAGGTCAAACAATCAGTACCTTGAACCATTTTTACCTGGCCGCGCTCTATATGCAACTCCAGCTGGAGTAGATGTAAACTCTGATACAGCAATTCGCATGTCAACTGTTTATGCTTGCGTACGACTATTAGGTGACACTATTAGTTCTCTTCCACTTTCTGCTTATGTCCGTCGTGGACGTTCTAGAATAAATTATGCATCAGTATATGGCGATATGCCTGCTTGGATTAACAAACCAAATCCTGATTCAACTCGTTTAGAGTTCTATGAGCAAGTAATTTCTTCTCTAAACCTTCATGGCAATGCATTCATTTTAACCGTACGTGACGATCTGGGCGACGTTCAAGAACTTTACTGCATAAACCCACTCCAAGTTCGTATTCGTCGTCCTGATCCAATGGGCGAGATTGAGTACATAGTTACGCTTGCCCAAAATGCGCAAGATCCGGTAAACCAGTTCTACGATAATGCACAACCTTTTGATCCAATGTCAGTAAAAACAATGGTGCTAACAAAGAATGAAATGCTACACATTCCTATGTTTAGACTACCTGGACAATTGCTTGGACTTGGCCCTATTGCAGCAGCTCGCATTACTTTAGGTTCTGCTATGGCCGCAGAAGTTTATGCAGCAAGTTACTTTGGAAATGCAGCAAATCCTGGTGGAGTTATTGAATCTCCAGGTGAAATGACTGAAGAGCAAGCCGCTGACATTGCACGAAACTGGAATATGTCACACACAGGACCTTATCGTGCAGGAAAGCTTGGCATTCTAACTAGCGGCGCAACATTTAAGCCGCTTACTCTTAATGCTGCAGATGCACAATTGCTAGAAGTACGCAGGTTTGGTGTAGAAGAAATTGCTAGACTATTTCGTGTACCTGTATCTTTACTTGGTCATCCTGTTGCAGGAGCAATGTCATTCGCATCTGTTGAAGCTCAGAACTTATCATTTGTTCAGCACTCTTTAAGACCTTTACTAGAAAGACTAGAACAAGCACTATCACCATTGCTTCCTGAATCAGATGGATTTATTAAGTTTAACCTAGACGCTCTACTACGTGGAACAACACTAGAACGCTACGATGCCTATACAAAAGGTTTACGCGAAGGTTTCTTGAGTCTAAACGATGTCCGTTATGTAGAAGATCTTGCACCTCTTGGAGAGTCTGGAGATCAATACCGTGTTCCGCTGCAGAATATTGATGCGGCAGATGCAAAAGATGTTGGCTTAAACCTACGTGCCGATATTGCAGCCAAGTTAATTCAAGTAGGTTTTGATCCAAAATCAGTAATTGATGCTGTTGGTTTACCTGATATGAATCACACAGGTTTACCTTCAAATCAATTACAACCAATCTCTACAATCGATCCAGCGGATCCAAAAGCAGCATACGAGGTTGAATAATGCCATATTACATTTCTCAAGCACAAAGCGATTGTGATGGATGGGCAACTGTAAAACAAGAAGCAAATGGTTCATATACAACCATTGGTTGTCACCAAAGCAAAACAGATGCAATCGACCAAATGATTGCAATATCTCTGGCTGAGAATATTGAACCAGGCGGAGAAGTAAACTCAAGGAGCAAAATGAAAAAAATCGAACGACGCACATATACTGTGCAAGATGTTGAAACTCGGGCAGATGACGATGGAAAGCTACGCTTGTCAGGATATGCAGCAAAGTTTGATAGTCCTAGCGTTCCACTACCATTCGTCGAAACAATCGCTAAAGGTGCATTTAGAAAAACTTTAACAGAAATACCTGATGTCCGATTACTAGTTAATCATGAAGGACTTCCATTAGCTCGTACTAAAAATGGTACAATGACGCTAACTGAAGATGACATTGGATTAAGATTTGATGCTGAATTAGCAGATACTCAAGAAGCAAGAGATCTACATGCTCTTATTGCTAGAGGCGATGTAGATCAGATGAGTTTTGCATTCCGTGTAATTAGACAAAAGTGGAACGAAGACCGCACTATGCGTGTTTTAACAGAAGTATCGTTAGCTGATGGTGATGTTTCAGTAGTTACTTATCCAGCTTATCCAGCCACTTCAGTCGAAGCTCGTGAGCATCTAAAAAATGCTATTGATGCCGTCAAAGAAGGAAGAGAAATATCTGGAGACTCTCTACTAGTTCTAAAAAGCATTTTTGAAGACCTGAGTGAAGGTCATGACTATGTAATGAAGTCAGTAGAACTAATGGCTCAATTACTAGGAAATCAAGAAGTTGAAATCGAAGACGACATGGAAGATTCTACTTACATGGAAGATGAAGAAGATAAAAACCTTGTAGAAGAAGTTTCTGTACCAAGATCTATATCTCTTCGTCTAGCAAAAGCAATAGTAAACAACACAAAATAATATTCTGTTAGCAAATAGTTAACAGATACCGAAGTCGGAGCGAGACTCACACCCCAAAAGCGCCGTGATGCTTATCGCCACCACCTCGATTAAACTCATAAGGAGCAGAATACAATGTCATACCTTGACAAAGTAATCGAGCGCCGTGATGCAGTTAAGGCAGAAATGGATGCAGTTCTTGAAGCAGTAGCTGAAGAGAACCGTACCGACCTTACTGCAGAGGAGACCGAGAAGGTTGACGCTCTTGTAGAAGAGTCACGTTCACTCGATACAAAAATCGAAAAACTGAAGTCACAGGCTGATGCAGACGCTAAGGCTGCAGAAATCCGTTCAGCAGTTGCACCAGTTGCAACACCAGTAGGCGGCGCTCGCGTTGTCTCTGAAGCTCGTACATACACACCAGAAGCAGACGTTTCATTCGTAAAAGATGCGTACAACGCACAATTTAAGAATGACTTTGCTGCATCTGAGCGTCTTGCTCGTCACATGCGTGAAGAGAAAGTCGAAAATCGTGCAGTTGCCACTGGCAACTTTGACGGTCTTGTGGTACCACAGTACCTAACAGATCTAGCTGCACCATTTGCACGTGCTGGCCGTCCATTCTTGGATGCTGCAACAAACAAGCACACACTACCTGCAAGCGGAATGACACTAAATATCAGCCGCATGACAACAGGTACAACAACTGCAATCCAAGCAACACAAAACTCAGCAGTGTCAAACACTGATGCAGATGACACACTATTGACTATCAATGTGCGTACAGTTGCAGGACAGCAAGACATTTCACGCCAAGCAATCGAGCGCGGTACAGGAATTGATTCATTCATTCTTGCAGACCTAATTCGTTCATGGCACACAACACTAGATAGCCAATGCTTAAACGGCGATGGCACATCAGGAACAGTTCTTGGTCTTGATAATTCTGGTGGAAATGCAATCACTTACACATCTACTGCTCCAACAGTTCAGCTTCTTTATCCTAAGCTCGCTGATGCTGTACAGCAAGTTCAGACAACTGCATTCCAGCAACCAACACACTGGATCATGCACCCACGCCGCTTAGCTTATCTAATTGCAGCAGTGGATTCATCAAACCGTCCACTTGTTGTACCAACAGCAGGCGGTCCAATGAACACAATTGCATCTGGTGCAGGAGCAACATCATATGGTAACTCAGGTTACTCATTGATGGGTCTTCCAATCATCACTGATGCAAATGTCGGAACAACTTTCGGCGCAGCAACAAATCAAGACAAGATCTATTGCGTTGCAGCACCTGAAATGCACCTTTGGGAACAACCAGGAACACCATTTGCATTGAACTTTGATGCAACTACTGCTGGTAGTTTGACAATCAAGTCTGTTGTTTATGGCTACGCAGCCTTCTCAGCAGGTCGTTACCCAGCAGCTGCCTCGATTATCTCAGGCACCGGTTTGGTAGCTCCAACATTCTAAGCAAAGCTTAGAACAATAGTGTAGAGCCGGTAAGACTCCCCCGACTTATCGGCTCTACACCTTTAATGGGGGTAAGTATGAAATCGTCACATAAAGTTTCAATTGGAGCATGTGATCCAGGTTCAGTTAATGCTGCTTGGGCATATACAATGATTCAATTGACACAAGCTAGAAGTTCAAGATTAGGTCCATTCATAAGAATTGAAGGATCTGGTTTATTAAGTAAGTTACGTAATCGTGTAGTTGCAACTTTTTTAGATAATACAAAGTCTGATTGGTTGCTAATGATAGACACAGATGAGCAATTAAGTGTGCAAGCATTTGATAAGTTAATTGAAACTGCTCACGATAAAGATAGACCAGTTGTAGCAGGACTTTATTTTGCAGCTTGGGATGCAAATGAAAACTTATATCCTGTTCCTGTTCCATTGATCTTTAATGATACTACTAAAGGCTTTGCGCCTATAAATGACTACAAACGTAATGCAATTTTTGAGATTGATGCTGCTGGTACTGGTTGCATACTAGTCCATCGTAGTGTACTTGAAAAAATGCGCGAAACAGCAGATCCAAACCAAGGCACAAACTGGTGTTGGTTTTGGGATGGACCTATAAATGGTGAATGGATAAGTGAAGACTTACTATTCTGCCGTAAAATCAAGCATTTAGGTTTCCCTATTTATGCCAATACAGGTGCCATATTGCCGCATCAGAAAAGATACTGGTTACATGAAGGACATCATACTGAACGGCAAAGTAATGAAGATATTTAAGAAAAAACAAACAGCAACAGCTTTGCCCGATTTAGAACGAGCAATGCAGCCTAAATTAGAGAAAAGGATAACGCATGGCACTAACAAACGCCTATTGCACCCTGTCGGATGTGAAGAATGCTCTTGCAATCGAGGACATCAATGACGATTTAGCTATAGAAGCTGCAATTGCTGCTGCATGTAGAATGATTGATGACTACACCGGTAGATTTTTTTACAAAGATGGCACAACTGCCGCACCTGTAGTTCGTTATTACACACCAAACGATTGGTGGGTCTGTAATACAGATGACTTTATTTCGCTTAGCGAAATTGCAACAGATGATAACTTTGACCGCAATTACACAACAATTTGGTCCGCAACAGATTACATGATAGAACCAATTAACAACCCACGTAGAGGTTGGCCTTATACACGAATTTTAGCCGTTGATCGATACCTTTTCCCTCGTTTATATCCTCAAACTGTAAAAGTAACAGGAGTATGGGGATGGTCTGCTGTACCTTCAGAGATCAATTTAGCTGCACGTTTGCAAGCATCTAGATTGTTTATTCGAAAGCAATCTCCTTTTGGAGTTGCCGGTTCTGTTGATATGGGAACAGTAAGATTAACCTCTAGATTAGATCCAGATGTTGAAGCATTGATCCGTCCACTTAAGAAGTTAAACGGAGTTGCATACTAATGCTACCAAGTAAAGTCCGAGAAGGATTAAAAAACAATTTACAAGAAATAGATGGACTTAGAGTTTATGATTTAGTCCCTGATGTAATTGTGCCACCATGTGCAATAATTGGTCAATTAGATCTTACATTCGATCTTAATAATGCTCGTGGATTAGATCAGGCAAACATAGATGTAATGGTTATTGTCCAGAGATTCTCTGAAAGAACAGGCCAAGACAAGCTCGATAAATATCTTTCTGGTTCAGGAGATTATTCAATAAAAGCAGCAATTGAATCAGATCGTACTCTCGGTGGAGAAGTCGATACGCTTAGAGTTACTGCGGCTCAATCAGGAGTTTATCAAGCTGCTGATGTTGAATATTTATCATACCGATACCAAGTAACCATATATGGAGATGGAGCATAATGTCATATACAATAAAATCCGATAATTTTGTATTCGGAAACAAGAAAAAAGGTGAACAAATCACCGAAAAAGAATTACTCGATGCTGGTTGTAACCCTGAAGCACTAGTTAAGGGTGACCATTTATCAAGTAATACACCAACCAAACCAGCAATAGAAAAAGGAGCGGACGAATAATGGCCCGTTTAGTTCTTACCAACGCATATATTACTATCAATGCAGTTAATCTTTCTGATCATATTGCAAGTGTTACTCTAACAACAAATGACGATGTTGTAGAAACAACTGCATTCGGTTCAACCGCACGTACACGTATTGGTGGACTTGGCGATAATTCAGTAGCAATTGAATTCCATCAGGATTATGCAACAAGCAATGTTGAAGCAACAATTTATCCACTACTTGGAGCTACAACAGCAGTTGTAGTTAAGCCAAATGGTGCGACAACAGCAGCTGATAATCCATCTTATACATTCACGGCTTTAGTTTCAGAGTGGACTCCATTAAATGGAGCAGTTGGAGAATTAGCAACTGCATCTGTAACCTGGCCAATTAGCGGCGAAGTAACTAAGGCGGTAATCTAATGGCACGTATTGTATTAACTAACGTAGCAGTTACTTTTGGAACAACAGATATTTCATCTTATGTTACTTCTGTGACTTTAGGATCTACTTACGATGTTGTAGAAACTACAGCTTTTGGTAACACAGCACGTACACGTGTGGCTGGACTTGCTGATAACAGCGTTGCTGTTGAGTTTAATCAAGATTATGCTGCAGGAGCTTTAGAAGCAGTTATTTACCCAACACTTGGTACTGGAGTCTCAATGACTGTGCGCCCGGTTGCTGGTACATCACCTGCATATAGTTTTACAGCTTTAGTTTCAGAATGGACACCACTAAATGGTGCCGTTGGTGAACTTGCAACTGCATCAGTAACTTGGCCAATCAGTGGTACAATCACCAAATCCTAATCTAACAAGGGGGAAATCATGGACGGTCTTGGAATCAAAGTAAAAACAACAGATGGCAATCAGATAACTTACAAACTAACTCCTC